GGCACTGTTAGTACTCTCCTTTAGCCCGACACGTCAACGTGCGCGGGCGGGGTTACTTCGTCGAACCAGCTCCGCTCCATGCCTGCATGAGTTCAGCATCCATGTTGGCCGGTTTACCGTTGGCCTTCTCGGCTGCCCTGTCACGCTGAATGAAGATCGGCGCTGTTGCCTGCGGGGTCGGATCGGTCGGCAGGGAGTGACGTGAAAGAGCGTCCTTCACGGCCTGTTCTGCATACGCTTTCTTTTCCGCTTCGGCGGCGGTCTTGCGGGCTTCCTCCATGCGCGGCCCAATCATGCGTTCATAGGCCACGTCCAGCGGAAGGTTGGTTTCGATGGCGAGCTTTTCAAGTTGATCCACGTCCAGAGCTTCCTTGAACTCAACGGCGTGCTTCGATGCCAAGCGCCCCATCTGCTTGATGACGCCTGCGTATCGGGCATCCCGATCACTCAGTTGCTTCTGGATATCCTCGCGGGTAACGAACTTGGTGGTATCGAACTCAGGCGGCAAGCCACCCTGTTGCATACGCGCCAATTCCGCCTGCGCTTTCGCGTGCTCCTGTTGAAGCTCTTGATACGCAGCCAGAGCGCCCTTGTCGATCTTGCGACCGTCGCGGAGCGTTCCGTTTCCGTTCGCCCACACCTTGTAGTCGTTCAATTCCGCGTCGAGAGTTTTAACCCGGCCTAACTGCGCCTGGTAATCCTCCTCTGCGGTCTTGACCGTGGTTTCTACTCTGCTCGCTGCTTTGGGATTATCGGCCAGCTTCAAAAGGGCGGCAGTCTCCTCAGGAGAGTATCCGGCCTCTGTTGCCAGTTCCTGGAACCATTGCTTTGCGTTCTTTGCCATATTTCCTTATTGCATCGCCAGTGGAGGGACCGCCATACCGCCAGGAGCAGGGGCTTGTTGCATGCCGCCGCCCTGATCGGCGGATGGAGCGCCGCCAGTGCCAAGTGCGTTTGGAATTGCCATGCGGAGTTTGGTTACTGCGTCCGCACAAAATGGGGCAAGGCTCGGCGCTGCGCCAGCGAGAGTCTTGTATCCCTGTTCGATCATCTGGTAAGCCGATTGGAGGCCCGATAAACCGCCCGAAAATGGGCTGGGAGCTTCAGGTTTCCCAGCGCTCTCGGTCTTCATGTCATCCGGCAACGGTGGCAACGATGTCATCGGGCTTGCTTGGTGTAAAACGTAACACGTTCAACGGGCTGTGTCAATTAGGAGACACTCGCTATACCAATGGTCATGTCTCTTTTACGACGCCTCTTGGTATAGCTTGGCCGCTGGCTTTTCTTCCTGCCGGGGAAATTTCCCCACTCAGCCCAATCGAGTTCTGGTACTGAATGCGTTCCGGGATGGTTCGCACGTTATCAGGCAGCACGCCGATATTGGGAATGCCGAATGTTTCCCAGAGTGTGAAAATATCCATCCATCCGGCGCGCGCCAGTTGCAGATAAATCATGCGCTGCTCGACCTGTGCGGCATTGAGCAGGGAGCCGGGGGAAACCTTGAAGATGAACATTCGCAGGAACTCCTGTGCGCGGTCATACTTCGAGCGCGGCCCGCGAATCAGCGCATCTGCGGAAATCCGCCCCGTGATGGGGTCGATATCGCCCTTGTGAACAAAATCGGGTACCAGCGATCCCGGATCGAAATCGAAGTCGTCAAGCGTAATCGATCCCGGTCCCATGATTGCCACGCGCATTGGCATGGTGTAGAACTCGCTGAAGTTGTAAGCGAGCTGCATGGCGAAGTCGCGGGTGAACGCTTCAAGGATTCGGGAGCGCAGTTGCAGCCCCGGCGTCATCTGGTGAATGATCGTCTCGATGCTCGAAACGCTGGGCATCTGCCCTAGCTGCATTAAATTTCGTAAATCTGTTAGCCCGGATAGCTCGGCCATTTCGTTGATGACCCAATCGCGGTGATTGAATACCTCGGGCGGGAGAGGGGGCGGATTCTGGATCGAGATGCCTTTCCCGGCCAGCGGGTTCTGGTATGCCTTCCACCCGGCGCGGCGCGTGTCGAAGGAATCGTAGGTAGACCGGCTGACGTTGTTCTTGTCCATGATCGCCCCCGGTTGGGCGACCTGGGCCAGGTGATCGTCAATAACCCTAAGTGTCCTATTTAGTGAGTTTTGCAGGCGCAGCAAATCCCATATCGGCGCTTTCCCAAGCCACGACCACGGCTGAGGATTAAGCGTCAGCTTCATGATCGGGAACTGTCCATGCCAGTAGTAGCTGGGGCCGTCGTAGATCAGCGTGTTACCGCACCACATAATCATGCGGCGATGGGGGTAGAGCGGCTCTCCTACCTGAACCTTGTAACTCCAGTTATTTAAAGCAGTTGAGCCATCCTTCGACCACTGGCCCATCAGGATCGTTTCGCCGGTATACTCCGCGCCCATGTCCTCTCTGGTGTTCGAGCGGTCATCCTTGATGTACGCCTGGTAAAGCGTGGCGACCGGGATACGGGGGAGCGCGGGGCTAGAGTTCTGATTGGTGTTGTACCAGCGCCATATAGGGGAAACGATGCTAGAAGCGGAGTCTTTTGCCTTGGAAAGCCATGTAATTAAAGACCCATCTGACTCACTCGATACCTCAACCCCATACCGATCCTTGAGGTAATTGACTGGCACCTGTCGCTTAATTACCACACCCAGGCAGGATTCAAGGGAATCGTAGGCCACGGGGCGGATCGGCAGCACGTTGCGCGGGTCGATGGCCTCGCAATCGATGTCCTGGGTTTCCGTGTTCCAGTACATGTGAATGTAGCCGGTGCCGCCAGCGGCGTAGTACTGGATGCAGGACGCCAGCTTCATATCGATGGAACGTCTTGAATACCAATGAGTTGCTAGCTTTCCATAGATCGACGCCTGCTGCTCGAAGCGACGATTCGATACCTGATAATCCCAGAACGGCTTGGTCGAGGTCATCATGGCAACGATGTCCTCGGTAATCTTAGCTACGCGATTGGTGCGCGTCTGGGAGAGGATCGCCTTGGGGTCGAAGGGGTCGTTGTCGTCCTGCGACATGATCGTGCTAATCGATTGCGCGATCTGGTGATAGCCGGGCTGGGCGGTCAGGAAGGCTTCTGACTCCTGGATCGCTTCGTTGAACCAGCCGATGATCGGATTCGAGGAATCGACAAGGTTGGGGATGGCAGGGATGGGTGCGGCTGCGATTGGTTCCATCTATTGGTGATAAGCATACACCGATTTCGTGATAGAGTGGAAATGTCTGTAACTCGTAATAGCAAGAACTGGCCCGTTGAGCCTCAGCCGTGGGGACTTGACGGGCCTTTTCTTTTTACTGCATACTGATGCTGCTACCGAGAGCATCTAATGGTTGGTTCACGGCACACCTTTCCCACAAACAACGGGCCGTTGCATTACGAACTACAGACAAAGGCACTGATGAAAGGGATCGAGAGTGAAACCCGGAGCAACGGCGTGCTAGTTGATGCACGAAACGCGGCTACGTCCCGGTCCACGTCCTCGCACATACTAAGCTCGAAATCTCTTTCAAGAGTTCGTTGACGCTCTCTAAGAAAAAGGAAAACGCCCTTAACCCCAGAGGACAAGGGATGCCGCGCTATGCCTAGATTCCAGCCTTAGCGTTAGCCGCTGCCGTTGCTGTATCGATCCCGTCCAGCACGGTTTTCTGATCCGCAACGGGTACGATGGTTGCCGGATCAACGGTAACGGGTGCGGGGATCGCCGCAATCGCGTCGTTCAGTGCTTTTAGCTTCGTGTTTGCGTCGTCAATAAACATGAGAATGGCCCTTTCGGTTCTGAGGATGATTTCTTCCAGTAGTTCGATTCGCTGAAGTAGATGGTTGCCTTGCGTCTTACGCATCTGCATCAACAGTATCAGAACAAGCAGCGCGAAGACAGCGTATCTAAACGCTTCCGGTGTCACGTTCCGCCTGCACGCTGTTTTTGTTGTAGTGCGAGCGCTCGTGGATGAAGCCCTTGCGCTTCTCGAACTCGCGCACCTGCGAAATGGTTTCGAGATTCTTCCGCACAAAGCCCTCAGCCGCAAGTTTCGGATTCATGGGCATATCTGCACGCCCCGCCACTTGCTCTGCGCCCGTGCGCGGATTCACGTTAAGCGCTACCTGCTCTGAGGGGTGGATGTTGCTGTCGCCAGTCCAGAACGCGCCTATCTCGTGGCCCATTCCGGCGCAAGGATAGGGCCAATCGCCTATCTCAAAGTGCTTGCCGCAGTCTCCGCAAATATCGCTCATTACATCCCCACAAAACTTTCTAACTGCTTCCGAATCAGCAGCCGCAGGTATTCATCCATCGGCCCTTGGCGGCGCGTCTCAAGGCGCTTGAGCAGCGCAGGATCGAGCGTTATTTCGACGCCCTCGACGCTGATCGTGCCCATCCTGCGGGCGTGTTGCAAGATTTCTTCCTTCGACTGGAAGTTGTTCCTAGTCAGTTGATTTAGCTCGGCCACGTCCTCGGGTGTGAGGCGGAACTTAACGTCGCTGGCCTTGGGGAACGTAACGCCTGCCTTAGGCAGGGGCGGTGGTTGTGCTGCGCTCATGTTGGTTTTCCTTTTTGCGCGGGAAGAATTTCACGATTCGTTGCCAATAGTATGACCCTGCGGAAATGTCCTTCCGCATTGCATCGAAGTGCTCCTGAGGCACGCCTACGTGCGTGTATGGCTTAGGGTTGCTTTTGAACAGGACGTGCATTTCCTTGGAAGTTTCATCGTAAACCACCCGAACGATGTGGTTCGATTTCTTCGGAGTATATTCCTGCATCCCTAGCCACTCATCCTATCAACTTGATCCTGCCACTGCGACCGTATGTCATCCATGCTCATATCGGAGCACTGGTAATCGATGACGGGGCCAACCGTAACGCGTTCTGGCTTGCGCTCGATATTCGTGCTCCAGCCGTTAGCTAACCAGATTGCCAGATTGAATGCCCGCACGCGATCATCTAAGCCGCCTTCGTTCTCGCCCCAGCCCTTATCGACGTTGAACGAACAATCGGCGTATTCCTCAGCCAGCCACGGCGAGCGTATCTCCACGTTCCCCAGGATGATATGGCGTGCCGCCTTGATCCACAGATCGCGGTTGGTCCTGTTTGTTGCGTGCCAGCCAAGCGCTAGCGTGCGCGTAGGCGTAGCCGGGGCATCCCCATAGTACTCCCACCTGAAATGGTTGGTGTAGCCTAGCTCCAGCATCCGCTGCAACGTCATGGAACCGGGGCCGGTAATCTCGACGATAGCCTGCGCCTGATCTTCGTCTTGCCCTGAATACAGGCGTCCAAGGATGTTCGCTGTCTCCCCAATCTCAAACGCATCGACCGGGGCGGCGTACTCGCAAACCTGCATGTCAGGCTCGCCATTGCGCCCCACGCGCACAATCTCAATAACGCCGTTATTGGTGTACTGATCGGCCTCTGAGCGCTGGTAACGGTTCCATCCGGTGCGACCCACGGAAGGATCAACGGCGAGCTTATACAGCGCACTAGGGCGCGGCGGTTCCCAAATCCACACGCAGCCCCTTGGGTCCCCGTCAAACTCTCGCGGGTCTAGCTTCTGGAGGGAGCCCGCATATCCGACTTGGTAAGACTCGGGGAAGTTGCTCATACCGCCTCGGCATGGGCTATGGCATAAGGCATACCATTCAGTGCCCGCGCGCGCATCTTCTCGATCACCTCATAGGGCAGTGCCGAACGACGCGAATGCTGGAAGCTCTGTTCCGGCGTAGCGCAGTAGTTCGTGAAAAACGCAGGCAAGTCGTCGCTTTTACGCGCCTGCTCAAACTCTGATTCCCACCAATAAACCTGGTCATCAGTCAGCCGGATAGTATGCCCGCCCGTGAACTCAGGCGAAGTACGCTCGACCATATCGGCATGATCTTTAGCCATCGAGGAAACCGCCCAGCCTTCGGGCGGTACACGTCGGTTCTTGATCGGATTGATGTACCAGGGCGTAAATACGTAGATCCATGACTCAAAGCCGCGATGCTTCTTGCGAACGTCCTCCGTAAATTCCCACCAGAAGTTTCCCTTACCGCGCCCCCAGGCCGTGCTCTCAAAGCCGATGAACGTCTTATGGGATTGCGGGATCGTGGGAAAGAAATCGTTACGCAAGCGCCACGGATTGGGCCATAGGGCAACCTCAGTCATGTGGGCCATGTCGAACTGCCCAGAGGTTCCCACGCCTGCCTTTTGGTTCGCCTGTTCGTAAGCCAACCGCGATTTAAGCGTTTTGAACGCGATGTGCTCGGCCTTCACGTCGTACTCAAGCTCAGGCTTCATGAAGAATGGCAGGTTGTCGTACCAAACCTTATCCTTGGCGTAGAGCATGTCCACCTTCGAGATGTCGAGGGATGCCGTGATCGCGCGGGTATTGGGGTAGAAGATCATCCGATGGCCCGTGATGAGCCGGTTGATCACGGTTGCTCCCTGCTGGCGCGACTTGTGCCAAACCGCTAGGATGCCTTCAGAGAATCCATGCTTGGCAAGGCTCTTGTAGTTTTCTTCCTCACGGGCGGCGATCAATTCCAGAGCGCGTTCCTGGGAGGCAAAGAACGGCGATGGCCCAATCCCGCCCCCCATCTCTCCGGTGATCTCCCTTATGCCATAGCGATCCGCCCAATAGCGGAAGTCGTGCCTGCACAGGATCACTTCCGACCGCATAAACTCCTGTTCCTGGGCGGTCCATGGGCGTTGCGGGTTGCCGTCCTTATCCAGGATCTTGCCCATTTTGGCGCTGATATCGATGGATTCTTCGATGGCGCGGCGCTGGAAGCGCATGCCCTTGGCCTTCAGCGCATGGAGGGCGCGATCAACAATGAGGGGCGAATACACCTATTTGGAAGTATAATACCGCTATGC